TTAGATATTTTGATCATTTTGAATTTCGTGAATATATTGAAGGGGTGTTTACATCTGGTAGACGTAAACAAGGAAGGGTGTAAATGCAGTAATAACAAAGATCACGGCATATGCGAGGTCAAGGAAAAAGCTTTTCATTTTGGTTTACTCCCTGATATCGCCTGAATAGGCGCGTTCTGCTTCCATGTCTAACGCTGTAAGAGTGTTCTTATCAAGTAAATTAGTGACATTCACGCCCTCATACCAAACAGAATTCAATCTATCCATATAAGAGGGCATAGAGGTATCAATCCAGACCTCTACGATTTCGCCGTTTAGGGTTGTGGTGTATTCATGCATGGTGTTCCCCTTATTTGGTTGTAGTGCTGGCAACAAACAACCCGAAACGGGTAACAGTGGCTTTGTCGTAGCAATGAGCCCATTGAAGGGCATTGGTGAGGGTGAGTGAGTGGTGCACCTTGGTAAACCCATAGCCTACTGTCTGGTAACCGATAAGCTTTGCTACTGCTGTACGTGCTTTGTTTGCGAGTGTCATATGACTTCCTTTGAGTTGCATTGATTGAAGTAACCTAGGCTTTGCGCTTAGGTGGTTAGATTCTAGGGTGTTTTTTCGCCTGGGAATCTAGGGGTTTACCCTAAGTTGCGTTTGATTTTGTGGCTACAGTGAGATCCGCGAACAACCAACAACCCTAGGTCAAGGTCTCTTCTAACTGTAGGGTAAGAGACAAGACTAGATAGAGGGTCTATAGAGGGAGAACATAGAGGAGGGGGGAGGTTTCCATAGCCTAAGTCAACACTAAGATAAAACACTAGACCAACCTTTCATGCACCGATACATCAACATCCAATGCGCCTATGAGACAAATCGTTATAAATCATAACTATCGATGGTTATAAAACATAACTATCTGGGCTTAGGGTTTACCCTAATACTGTATGGGTGTACAAGGCTGTGGATGCGTGCAGTAGGGTTTCTACCTAAGGGTTTACACGTAAGGGTTTTCCCTAATAGGGTTTGTACGTAAGGGTAGGGTTTACCCCCCCTTGATGGAAACAGGGGTGCGCTCTGTGGCAGTACACTTTCACAGATCAATTTCACAGATCAGCCCAACAAAATACCCCCACCCTCTATTTCACAAGTAGGACACCCTTGCAAAAAATTTTTTTTGGTTCTGGATTAGGATTAGAATTTGTAGACACCAAATCAAAGGAGAGAACATGGCTGGATATCCTATGCGTAGGGCGTTGGAGAAGAAGATAGAGGGGATGGGGGGGATAGAGTTTGTTACTGCTCATATAGCGCAGGGGATGACTATTGGGAGGTTGGCTGAGTTCATTGAGTGTTCTAGGCCAATGCTTAGTTTTTGGATCAACCATACTGAGGAGAGAAGGACTGCGGTAATCAATGCGAGGAAGTTGAAGGCTGAGAAGTTAGCTGAGGAGGCTTTGGAGATTGCTGACCAAGTGGATGAGAGCAGTAACTCTGGTGTGAATAAGGCTAGGTTGCAGGTGGATACCCGTAAGTGGATGGCTAGTAAGTTGGACCCTGAGAATTATGGGGATACTGCTAAAACCCAAGTGAATATCAATTTGGGTGATTTGCATTTGCAAGCTTTGAAGCATTTAAAGGCAGAAGTCATTACATTGGAAAACAATGAATAACCCGTTTATTGAGTTTATTAAGCTCTACAGAAACGACCCTGTTAAGTTTGTCAAAGAGGTTCTGGGGGTTGAGCCTGATGAATGGCAGCAGGACTTTTTGAATGCTGTGGCTTCTGGGGAAAGGAAGATTAGTATTCGTTCTGGTCACGGTGTTGGCAAGAGTACGACAGCTAGCTGGGCCATGCTTTGGTTCTTGTTGACAAGGTATCCGGTCAAGGTCGTGGTTACTGCCCCTACTTCTGCCCAACTCTACGATGCTTTGTTTGCCGAACTCAAGAGATGGGTCAAGGAACTGCCCCAACCTATTCAGGAGCTTCTTGATGTTAAACAGGAACGTATTGAACTGAAGGCTAGCTCGACTGAAGCGTTTATTTCCGCTAGAACATCTCGTGCTGAACAACCTGAAGCTTTGCAAGGGGTTCACTCGGATAACGTGATGCTGGTGGCTGATGAGGCTTCTGGTGTTCCTGAAGCGGTGTTTGAGGCCGCTGCTGGCTCTATGTCCGGTCACAACGCCTTGACCATCCTTTTGGGTAACCCTGTCCGGTCTTCTGGGTTCTTTTTTGACACACATAACCGCCTAAAAGACGAGTGGTGGACCAAGCGTGTGTCCTGTGTTGACTCCAAACGGGTCAGTACTGAGTACGTTGATGACATGAAGTCTAGGTACGGGGAGGAGAGTAATGCCTTCCGTATCCGTGTGCTTGGAGAGTTCCCCCGCAGTGATGACGACACCATTATCCCTATGGAGCTACTAGACACTGCCAAACACCGTGATACCCGTGCTTATGAGGATGCTCCCATTGTTTGGGGGCTGGACGTTGCGCGGTTTGGTTCCGACTCGTCAGTTCTGTGTAAGCGTCAATCTAACGTGGTCCATACTCTCGAGAGGTGGAGGAACTTGGACTTGATGCAGCTAACGGGTGCTGTGGTGGCTCAGTACGAGGCTTGCGACCATAAGAACCGCCCAACGGAGATCCTGGTAGACAGTATCGGTCTGGGTGCTGGTGTGGTGGATCGACTGCGAGAGTTGAACCTTCCTGCCCGTGGGATCAACGTATCTGAGAGTCCTGCTATGGGTGGGACTTATTTGAATCTCAGGGCTGAGTTATGGCACAAAGCCAAGGCTTGGCTGGAGAAAAGGGACTGCAAGATACCGAATAACGAGGATTTGATTGCTGAACTGGCGACTGTCCGGTATACGTTTACCTCTAACGGCAAGATAAAAATTGAGTCCAAGGACGATATTAGACGTAGGGGGCTTAAATCTCCTGACATGGCTGATGCGTTTGTGTTGACATTTGCCTCGGATGCTGCGACTATTTCTTGGGGAAAGAGCAGTTCATGGGGTAAGCCGATAAAAAGGCTAATCCGTGGTCTGGTTTGACCCTTCCTTGAGAGTTTAGAGCCACCTAATACGTGGCTCTTTTTTTGCCGTATGGTAATATTCCCGTACCTTTTTGGAGATTCCAATGAACATGGACAAAGCTGCTGAGAAAATGGGTAAATACATGGGCAAGATGAAAGAAGAAAAGTCTTCTTCCAAAAAGCCCAAGTCCGAAGCCAAGATGCCCATGCGTGGTCAGCGCACTGCTACCAATCGGAGCAAGAAATGAAACAAGGTCTTTATGCCAATATTAATGCTAAACAAGAGCGCATTAAAGCTGGCTCCAAAGAAAAGATGCGTCCTGTTGGGAGCAAAGGCGCCCCCACCGCCAAAGACTTTAAACAAGCAGCCAAGACTGCTAAAAAGAAATGAGTGCAGCCTGGACTCGCAAAGAGGGTAAAAACCCGAAAGGTGGCCTAAACGAGAAAGGCCGTAAATCTTATGAGCGAGAAAATCCAGGAAGCAATTTGAAAGCGCCAGTAAAGTCTGGAGACAATCCAAGACGCGCTTCTTTTTTGGCAAGGATGGGCAATATGCCGGGGCCAGAGAAAAAGCCTGACGGTAGCCCAACAAGACTTTTACAGAGTTTGCAAGCTTGGGGTGCAAGCTCAAAGGCAGATGCAAAGTCAAAAGCTAAAGCTATATCCGCTAGGAACAAGAAATGAAATGCCCTGTTGCGACTTATGACATCAAAGCCAACCTGAAAAACAGGAATTGGGCAATTAAGAATGTTGACTACGGCCCTGCCAATCCTGAAGAGGATAACAAAGAGTACTGGCAGAACCTAGCTGACATCTGGAAAGTATCCATTGATGAAGTCCAAGAGATGCGCTGCGGTAACTGTGCTGCATTTATTCAGACTCCTGAAATGCTGGACTGCATCGTTAAGGGCATTGATCAAGATGAAGATGGGTACGCTGCTGACGTACAAGAAGCCGCAGATCTGGGTTACTGCGAGTTGTTTGACTTTAAGTGTGCTGGTGACCGTACCTGTGCAGCTTGGCTAACTGGTGGCCCCATTACCCAAAAGATGACCAAGGGTCAGCAGAATATGCTGATGATGGCTAAAACCGAATACGACACAGAGGAAGATGAATCATGATGCCAATCATTATGGAGTTTTTAAAGTCAATGGTTCCACAGATGGCCACTGATGCAATAGGAACTGCGGCCACTGAAGCAGCGGCAAGTTCAATTCCGCAAGCAGTTGGAGATATTGCTACACAATCTATTGGTCAGCAAATCCAACCTGCCATGAACTTGTACAACCAAGTAACAGCCCCTGATGCTACTGCTGGTGACATGGCTCGTTCTGCTTTTGAATACAGCATTCAGTCTGATAAAGACCCGCAAAACAGGGTAACTATCCCTGCTATGGGCAACATGAGTCCATACGCAAACATGGCAAACAATACCGTTGGTGGTATTCCCTCTTTGTTGCAAAACACCCAATCTGGCCTACTGCCATTTTTTGGCTCACGCTAAGGAATTTATATGAACGAGAACCCAATGTTGATGGCAGAAACCCTCCAAGGCCAAATGGAGGGCGATGAGGTAATGTCAGAGGAAGAACTTCAAGGAGTTATTTCAGCTGAGATTTACGATGCCATTTCTTTCATTGATGACGACATTGGCGGCAATCGTGCATTGGCTACTGGTTACTACTATGGAGCACCATTTGGTGACGAAGAAGATGGCCGTTCGCAAGTGGTGTCGATGGATGTACGAGATACCGTACAAGGCATTCTGCCAAGCTTGATGCGTATTTTTT